AAAAGGCCGTCTGAAATTTCAGACGACCTAGAAACAGCGCGCTTGGATTTGTACGATGTCGCCGCCTCGTGTGGCAGCGGCCATCTCAACGCCGACTATCCCGAATTGCTGCACTCGTTGGAGATTCCGAAGTCCGCTCTCAAAGAGCTGCTCGGCACGGATAACCTGCACGGCGTGAAGCTGATGTCGCCCGACGGCGACAGTATGGAGCCGACAATACCGCTCAAATCAATCACGCTGATTAAAACCGATGTCGTTGAGTTTGAATCAAGCGGCGTTTACCTGTTTACCTTTCAAGGCTATACCTACATCAAACGCCTGGCGCGCGGCAAAGCAGGCGTGATACACGTTACCAGCGATAATCCGATTTACGGAAAATCCGACTTTGTGATTGAGCCGGCAGAATTCGACGATTTGTTTATTCACGGCAAATTTTGGAAAGTGTTGCCGTTGGATTTTTTGGATATTTAGTTTTATCAACCAACTTAGAGAAAAAAGAAGGGAAACTCACATGATGTTTATTATTGGAATTTTGTTGTTTTTGCTGGGCTTTGCTATGGCGGTTGCCGGATTTATCGGGATTTTTGCGCCGAAACTTTTGAAAGACAGGAAAACCGGCAAGATTCATACGCGCGGCGCGTGGGCGTCGGCAATGGTTTTAGGACTTGTTATGTTTGGCTGCGGCTCGCTGCTGATGGGCGATGACGACGAGACGAAGCAGACGGCGGCGGATACCAAAGCGGAAACGCTGCAAGCCGATGACAGCGCCTCCAAGCCTACTAGCGAGAAAGGCTATGATTTGACCATCAACACGCCGAAAAAAGAGCTGCCCATCAGCTTTGAAGAGCTGCGCCAACGAATCAACCGCCAGATGGCGCTTTTTGATTATCCAAAAGCCAAGCCTATCCCGAAAAATGCCCAGCCCACCGGCGAGAAAGATTCTGTCAATTTTGTTTATCAGCATACGGCCTCTGAAAGCCTAAGCATGATTATCTCGGCCAGCCCGGAAAACAAAAAGCCGCGCGGAATACTTATTTTTGCCGCGCCTGTCGGCGAAGGTAACGGCGCCGAATTGCTGGGCTTGTTTGCCCAAGCCAGCGCCATTTTGACCGCGCCTATTGCTGACGGCTCGACCGTCGGCGAAGCCAAAAGTAAGGAGCTATCGGCCAAACTTTTGAAAATGAGCGTCAAACTGGCGGAGGATTTCAATAAGAATCCGGAGAAACAGGCCAAAGATTCCTATACGGAAGACGGCATCACTTACAGCATTGCTATCACGCCCGGCCTGCCTGTTATGTTCGATCTGTCGCTGGAAGAATAAAAAAATGCCGTCCGTGTGATTTTTTTTGAAAAAGTGCTTGCATTACCGCATTTCGTGCGGTAATATACACACATTGATTCAGCGCAGCCGCGCAAACCGCGCCTCGGGTAATCAGGGGTAAGGAACTAAAATGGACTTAGCGTACGAACTCAAACAACTTGATTCTTATTATGAAATTTGCAACTATCGTGGCAAACTTAGAGTAGATAGCCTGATTCATGGAATTAACTGCATTTTGGAAGGCAAAGAAAGAACAGTTGACATTCATGATTCAACACGAGAAGAGTTAGAAAATAGAATTTCTGCCTTTTATAAAGATATTGATGATTATTTAACAAACCGGTAAGAAAACAAAGGCCGCCTGAAATATGGCGGCTTTTTTTGAAAGGAAATATAAATGTCTCATCCAAATAGAAACTGGCATCGTCGCTGGATGGTTGATTTTGAAACGCAAACGGCCAGCCATGAGGATGGTTGGGTTTTTGAATTTTCAAAAGTCGCCGACGGCGTGTTTGACGGTCGGCTGATTGCCCAGCCTGAAAAGCTCACATTGGAGCAAATCAAAAACGCGCCTCGAATTGCCAAAGAAGCCGGCGAAGCATGGGAACGCGCCCGAAGAAATCGACAATAGGGGATTTACATAAATTGACACATTACCTCTTGCATTACCGCATTAAACGCGGTAATATACACACATCGGCAGACAACACAAACCGCCGAAAACATGATTAACCAACTGACCGCCTACGGGCGGATAGGAGCAAAAAATGAAAGCGAATCAAATTAACGAAATGATGGCAAACGCAGGTATCGACGGCATTGCAAAAGATTGGAACGGTAAACGAGTTTATATCAATCTCGCCGCTTGTGATAAAGGCTTTGCAGGCAACCGCAGTTACCAGCTTTATTTTGATATTGCAACAAACAAACTTGTCAGCAAAATGGGCAAAGGTACTACAAGCCGCGATTTTGACGCCGCTGTAAAATCTGTTGAGGCTCTGTTTAATTAATTTTCAATACTGCCGCCTTCGGGCGGCAGAAAGGTCAAAAATGAAATACGCCAAATCAAAATCTATCAGCAAAATCGGGCAATATCATCAAACTTTTAAAAGCCTTTGGGACAAACTCCCAAAAGAATTGATTGAGAAATCAACAGCTAAGAATCTCGCCATTATTATTGATTTGATGTATGAGCAAAAAGAATATGGCCATACGGAGGCATGGCGCGAATTAACATCATAAAGTCATTGACAAGGTTGATGATTAGGCTTAAAGTCAACCTTGTTATTCAGCCCATTGGGCTGCGTGTTGAAACTAAAGAAGTTATATTAAATCATCAATTTTTTTGATGCGAATTGCAAAAGCCGCCTGATTTATCAAGCGGCTTTTGTTTTTGGGGGTATTATGGCAAAAGGTAGAACAAGCATTACAGAGCGGCTCAAAAAGAGCCAAAAACGAGAGGCGCGCCGTGATATGGCGCACGAATGGGCGGAAAAATGGGAGCAGGATTATTTGAGCCTGCTCTCTCAAATCAAACAGGCAATCAGCAAAGGACACGATGACGAGCTTATCGACTTATTTGCTGATTTACGCGCGCTGCAACAGCCAAAATTTGAGGCATTGCATCGAGTGATTGATGAGCTTATCACGCCGACACGGGAGCTTATATGATTGACCAGTTTGAATTAGGCTACACGCCCAATAATCTCAAAGCCCTGCGCCAAGAGTATGGGCTGACGCAGCAGGCGGTCGCGGATATTACGGAGGCAACGTTAAAAACCGCGCAGCGATGGGAAGCCAGCCCGAATCAAAGCAGCTTTGCGAATATGCCGCACACGAAATGGCTGCGGCTGCTGCAATATCTTGAGCAGAAATCGAATTAAAAACAGAGGCCGTCTGAATTTCAGACGGCCTTTTTGTCGGGCTAATATTTTATTTTTCGCATGGCTTGATAATTGGCGAGTTCGCGCGCGGCGTGGTTGTATGCCTCGATGTCGGCGGCTTCGCTGGCTTCGCGGCTTTTTTGTTGCCAGTATTGGATTTTTTGGGCTATCCATGAATATGGATCATGAGCTTTGTTTTCCATTTTTTATAATCTCCGTAGTTTCGCCTGTCGGCTGAAAGTTGTTTGTCGGCGCGTCTTCGTAGAGCGTGATGTCGGGGACGATGCGCGCTTCAAATTGTATGCTTGCGGTATAGCCGCCGCTGTCGATTTTATGCGAAACCTCGGTAATCAGCCAAGCCTCTGCGTCGATTTCGGGCTTAAAGCCTTTGACGACGGCAGGCGTCTCTGGGTAGAGGTCGGGGCGGCCGACGGCGAGGGTAATGCTAAACTCGGCGACGCCGCGCTGGATTTTTTTAAATGCGCCGCGCGCGCCTGACCATGCGCCGCTTTCTGTGGCATACAGATGGCGCAGGGTTTTGATTTTTTGGCCTTCGGTGTTGACTTTTTGGTTGTCGTTTTCTTTTTTCTTGGCTTTAAAGGTTTTGCCTTTGACGGTCTTGGTTTGCTGGGTGGTTTTTTTATTGGGGTAGGCGTTGTCTTTGTTGACGATGACTTCTTTTTTTTGGCCTGTTTTCTTGTCGGTGTAGTAGGCGCGCACGGCCTGATAGCTATTGCTGCTGGAGTAGGTAAAGCTGTGGCTGTCGCCGCTGGCGCGCGTGATGGTGGTGGGCAGGATGGGCTGTCCGCTGGCGGTTTGGCTCTCGCCTGCCGGAATAAATAAGAGCTTGCCGTTTTTGATGGTGGCGATGGCGTCGTATTGCTCGGCGAGGCGGCTCATAAAGGACGCGTCCGATTCGTTGGTTTGGTCGATGTGTTCGATTTTTTGGCTTTGGTAATCCTTGCTGATGATGTATTCGTACTTGTGCTTTTTGGCGATGGTCTCGATGATTTGGTAGAGCGTCTGTTTGTGCCAGCTTTTCTCGACTTGCTCGGCGAGAGCTTCGGCAAGGTCGGCGGCGCGCGCGGTAATGCTTAGGCGGTCGGGGCTGCCGGAGGCGGTAAATTCGGAGACGAGGTATTCGCCTTTTTCGACGAGGCCAGTTTCTTTATAGCCCAGCTTGAGCGTGATTTTGCTGCCTGTTTTCGGAATGGCGATTGTGCCGTCGTGGTCGTCAAGCTCGATGGTCAGCTCGTCAGCCTCGAATCCGCGCTTGTCGGTCAGGCTGATGCTGATGATGCGGCTCATGGCCTGCGTGCCAAAGCGGCGGCCGTCTATGGTCAGCTCGGCCGCCGGCGTGAGATGTCGGGCGTTTTTGCCGCTGACTTCGTCAAAGATTTTGGCGGCGGCCTTTTGGGCGGCCGCGCTGATGGAATCAAAATTTAATTGCATGGTTTAAATTCCTGTCAGGTTTCGGACGACTGAGACGGCGACGTTGAGGGCGCCGCCTTCGAGGCCGAGCGCGCTGTCGGAAACTTTTTTCAAACTCATGGAAAACGAGAGGGCGCGCGCGCTGCCGTCTTGGTTTAGCTGGCCGCCGCGCTCTTGGATGTTTGTGATGACGTAGCTGCCCATGATTTTGCCGTGTCCCATGATTAGGGTGTAGGGCTTGCCGGTGGCCGCCATCATGCGCAGGGCTTCGATGCTGCCTGTGCCGCCTGTGACTTCGGGGCGCAGCTCGGCTTCGATGGTCATTTCTTCGGGGTCTTTGCCTGTAAATTGGGCTGGCGGCATGGTGCCGACGGTTGCTTGGTTTGGGTGTTTCCACGCCTGGCTGCGGCTGTATTGATTAAAGGGGATAGTGCGCATTAAAAACACGAACATGCCCAGGCTGCCTAATAAAACCATGAGTTAGTCCTTATCGAAAAATGAGGAATTGCGGCGGCGCTGCTTGGCTTGGCTGCGCTCGTTGAGCCTTGCCATGATGGCGTTGACGAGGCTCTGCTCGCTCATGCCCGGCGCGGCGTGAACGTTGATTGTGATGTTGTCGCCTGCCATGCTGACGGCGTGGGGCGCGGCATTGAATCGGGTCGGGCTGGGCAGGGCGGATTTGCGGCCGTCTGAAAATCCCAGTCCCAAGCGGTTGCCGATGTTGGCGAGTACGCCTGCGCCGCCGCGTCGGATGGCTTCGACGGCCTGCCAGCCGCCGAATTTGGCGACGTCGCGCTGGTTAAAGACGACTTCTCCTTTGTGTACAACGCCTGCGGCTTCGTGGACGCCGCCTGCGCCCGTATAGCCGCCGACAGAAAAGCCGCGATTGGGAATGCCGATGCTGGGCGGCGTTGCCGGGGCTTTGGCGGATGTGGCCTTTTTGAGCCATTCCCACGCGCCGACGGCAGCGGAGCGCAGGATTCTGAAGCTGTTGATGACTGCGCCGATGGGACCCATTGCGGCAGTCATGGCGATGGAGATCGGGTTATTTCCGGAAAATGTCTTTTTAATCCATTCCCAACCGCTAATCAGGGCGGCTTTGACTTTATTCCAGTTTGCCAGCAGGGCAATGAGCCAGCCGATAGGGCCGGTAAAGGCGGCGAGTAGAGGGTTTTGTTGGAAAACTTTTTTAATCCATTCCCAGCCTGCAATCAGGGCAGATTTAACGGTCTCCCAGTTGCGCCAAAGCAAAACAATGGCAGTAACGGCGAGGATTGCCCAGCCGAAGGGGTTTGTCACAAGGAAAACTGCCGCTTTTGCGCCAAAGCCTAGCAGCGCCATGCCTAGACGGCCAAGCCAGCCGATGATGGGGGAAATCGCGCCGCCGCCGCCCGAAAAGACGCCGAAGAGGCTGAAGAATGAGAATTTTGCCAGGGCGATGGGGACGAGGACGGCGGAAATGGCCGCGCCGATGCCGGTGACGACGGTCAGGAAGATGCCGACGGCGGCGACGATTTTCATGATGGTATTAGCGGTCTCTGGATTTTGGGCGGCCCAGTTGCTTAGTTTCTCGTTGATGTCGCCGATCCATTTGGTCAGCTCTTTTAATTCGGGCGCGATTGATTCGCCCATTTTGGCTAAAAAGTTGGTAAACGTACCGCTCGCTGCGTCCCATAAGTTGGTCAGCGTGCCTAATTGGTCGTTGACGCGCTGATTGAGGCTGGCTTGGGCTTCCATCTTTTTGGCAAATTCTTCGTATCCTGCCTTGCCTTTTTCGATCATGGTATTTAAGGCTTGGAGCGTCTCGGCATCATCTCCAAAGATTCCTTGCAGAATCTTGAGGCGTTGCTCGGTGTTGACGGCTTTTAATTTGGCGAGTTGCTCGTACATTTTGTCCAAGCCGCCAAATTCGCCCTTGCCGTTGGTAAAGTCGAGGGAGATGCCTGTCCCTTTCGTGACTTTATCGATTTTTTTTGTATCCATCATGCGTGTAAAAACTTTACGCATGGCATTGCCTGCCGATTCGCCCGACAAGCCTGCTTGGTCAAGCATACCGACGAGCGGAGACATCATCTTCATGGCGGATTCGCCTTTGATTTTGAGGGTATCGAGGGCGGGGGAGAGTTTGGAAAACGCGCCTAAAATGTTGCTGTCGTCCGTGCCTGCGTAGTAAAGGCGTTGGACTTGGTCCATGATGGCCAGCATTTCTTTTTCTGTGCCTCGCGTTGCGTCTTGCAGCTTGGCGGCCATCTCGGCGGCGGCTTCTGGGCTTTTCTTGAGTTGGACGGCCAAGAGGGCGGCGGCTTCGCCTGTGCCGCCTAAAACGGTCTTCGCGCTCATGCCTTGACGGATCAGCATGGTCATCAGGTTTTTAAAATCGGCGGTCGTTCCCGGCAGGCGGTCGCCCAAGCGTGTGGCCAGATTGTCGATGTCTTTGTATTGGGCGGAGACTTTGCCGGTGTTGTCCATCATAGCGGCGCGCAGGTCGGTGGAGGCGGTTTCTGTTTCGGCGTAGGCTTTGACCGGAGCGGATAGGACGTTGCGCGTGGTGTCGGCGATGCCGCGCGCGGTGTACATCAGGCCGACGGCGCGCATTCCGGCTTCTGTCATTTGGGACTTGGCGGCGGCGGCTTTGTTTTGGGCGTTTTGTAATTTTTCGTATGCCAAGCGTTGCTTTTCTACCGCTTTCGATGCCGCGTCGTGTTTTTTATTTAATTGGTCTTGGGCGTTTGAGAATGTTTTGGCCGTGATACCGGCGGCGGATAATGCCTGGTCAAGTTTTCTGACTTTCTCCCAGTTTTTCTCTTGCGCCTGTGTCAGCTTTTTGTTTGCTTTGGTCAAATCGCTTAATTCTTTTTCTTGCTCTTTGCTCGCTGTTCCTGTTTTGGCGATTTCGTTATTCAGGCGGCGGATTTCGGCGGCGTTTTCTCTTAGTGCTTTGCCGTTTTCTTTTAATTCTTTGTTTAATTTGCTTTTCTTTAATAGATTTTCTTGGGCTTTATCTAGGTCATGTAATTCTGCCTCTGCCTTTTTCAGGCTTTGCGCTAAAACGTTGCCGCCCTCTCGCAGCTTTTTAAAAGCGGCGCTGGCTTTGTCGGTGGCCGACATGATTATTTTTAATTCGAGGCTTTTAGACATGATGTTTCCTGTTTTTGATTACAAAAGGCCGTCTGAAATATTCAGGCGGCCTTTGTTTACTCTTCGGGCGTGTTGATTTGGATGGCTTTATTTGTCCACTCAATCAGCTCGGCGATGTTGCATTGCTCGAACTTGTCGAGGCTGCCGAATGTCGCCGCGCATTGGGCGAGGCAGTCGTTGATTAGGTTGTAATACTTTTTCTCTTCGTCGGCCGCCGCCTGATAGATGTCGGCTTCGCCGCTTAGGATTCTGCCGACGTGGTCGGCTCGGAATTTGAGCTTTGGGAGTAGCCCAAGTCCTGCAAGGCTGCCTCCATCTCGGCTTTGGCTGACGGCGGCGCTGAAAAAAAATCAATGGCAACATTCAAAACTTGAGCGTCTGACATGCTCAATTTGCCATAGGCGACACGCGTCAGCGGCGGCGTTGAGATTTTGCCCAGCAGCTTTTGGACGGTATCGGTATGTTTGACTTTAATCAAATCCTGACCCAAGCCCTCCATGTCTTTGGCCAGCGGCTCGCGCAGGGTGTAGCGCTCGCCGGTGGAAAGCTCGATGGTCAGGGTGTTGTCGTCGTTGATTTTGATGGTTTGCATTTTCTGCTCCTAGTTGGATTTTAAGATGGCGGCGCGATACCAAACGCCTTTAAATTCGGGCGCGTAATTGGTGGCCAGGTCAAATCAGCGCGTTAAGGCGGCGGTGAATGGCGGCGATTTGCTGGTTGAAGTTGTCTTGGTAGCTCTCCAGCTCGGCGATGCGGCGTTGCAGGTCGCTGTCGTCGTAGATAGTGTCGCTGTATTGACGGCTCTCCAAGGCGGCGAGCCGTTGCTTGATTTCGCTGTCGTCGTAGGCCGTCTGGCTTTGGTTTCCAGCCGCGCGGATGATGGCGGCTTCGGAAACGGTAACGCTGACGGCCTCTTCGTGGATTTCGCCGCCGTCGCCTGCGGTCACGGGCGTGATGCTCGGCGTGATGTGCAGTTGGCCGCGCAAATATGTTTTGACGTACTGGCCGCTGATGGCGCGCAGGTCGTATTCGGCGGTTGTGTGCGTGATGGCAGAGGTCAGGACGGAAGGGAACATCAGGCTGACGATGTTGCCGTCAACGGTCAGCTCGGGCGTGATGGTTGTGCCGTCTGGGAATTTGACGGCCAGCGCAAAAGACAGGCCGTCGGTTTGCAACGGCTCGCCTGTTTCGCTGGTCAGGGCGACTTTGAATAAATATGTGTCGCCCTGGTAAATGGCCAGATTCTTGGTTTTCATCACAAGCCCAAAGCGGCGCGCAGTCCGGCGCGTTCGTCTTGACCGCCGAAAGCGGCTTTATTTCCTAAGACGTCAATTTCGACGATGGGGCTGCCGTCCACGCTTTCTTTCCAGTAAACCAGCTCGACGGTAAATTTATGCTCGCCGCCTTCGCCTTGTTTGTCGCTGCCGGGGTCGGCTTCGGTAATGCGTCCGCGCGCTTCGCCTTTGAGGGTTTGGTAGCCTGTGCCGTCTTCTTCTTGCAGCGCGCCTTGGTAGCGCAGCAGCTTGCCGTCAATGCTGCTTGACATAGATTTGAGCATATCGGCGTCGTAGCCTTTGGATGTGATTTCCATTGTCAGCTTTTCAAAGCCGTGGACGACGGTCATCTCGGTCATTGCGCCGCCCGGCGTGTAGGTTTCGGTTTGGCGGCTGATTTTTGGGCGCGTAATGTCAACGACGACGCCGTATTGGTTCTCGCCATCGACGAAGAGGTTGAAGCCTTTGAGTACTTTAGGCATTTTCATGAGGTGGGTTTCCTTTCAGACGGCCTAGACGGTAGTCGGTTTCAGGGTGTTGGCGAATGTGATGACCTTGTCAACCAAGTTAACAAAGAAGGTGTCGGTAACGTGTTGGTTGAAAACCATGTTTTCCAACGGCGGCACCCATGTGAACTCGTAGCTGATTGTAAATTGACCGGCTTGGACGGTTTCGGAGGGGTTGAGGGTTTTGTCGATAAATACGCGCGCGCCCAAGATGTAGCCTTTGTTGACGTACTGCGCCAATTTGGCGTTGATAGCCATGATGATGTCTTCCATCAGGCTTGGGTGCATCGGTTTGTCAAGCGCCCACATAAATGCGGAAGCGATGGTCTCTTGGATAATCTGGGCGGTACGCGTGGCGACTTCAAACGCCATCATGCTGTCGTTGGTGCAGGTGCGGTTGCCCCAAACGCGGAAGCCGTCCTCGCGGATCAGGGTGGTGACGTCTTTGTTGTTGAGGGTGTTGGCGTCGCAGTTTTTGTCCAAAAGGTCAAAGCTGCGCGCGAATTTCAGGCCGCTGACGCCGTTGATTTCGGTGTTTGAAATTGATTTATGCCAGCCGACATTTTTGTCGAGTTTGGCACGCGCGCCCAATACTCGGGCGATGGTGGCGGCGGTCTCGGTTTTCTTAGTGGCCGGGTCGAATGCCATAAATTCGTTGTCAATCAACATCAGCTCACGCTGGCCGAAGTTTTTGCGGTAGTTGCCCACTTCTGTGATGTCGGGATTGCCGCCTGCGCTGCCGTAGGCAAAGGCGCGCGTCGCTTGGGCAACGCCTACCAATTCGGTCAAGACGTCTTGGCTGTCAAGCTCGGGGCAGCCCAAGATTTTCGGGGTAAAACCTGTCACGGCTTTGGCACGGCGCAGGGCTTTGAGGCCGGTGTAGTTGCCGCCCTCGGCTGTGCCGATGACGTTGGCTTTTTGTTCTTCAGCGTTTTTGCTTTCAGCAACGCGCACGATGACGACTTGCGCGTCGGCTTGGTCAACGATGGCGTCGAGGGATTTGGCGAGCGTGCCTTTTGTGCCTGCTTTTGCCAGCAGGTCGTAGGCTGATGTCGCAAAAATCGGCGTATTGATGGGGAATACTTTTGCGTCGGCATCTTCGGCGGTACAAACCATGCCGATGATGGCTGTCGAAATGTCGCTGATGCTGCGCACGCCTTCGGTGTATTCGTTGGCTGTGATGCCATGATGGCGGTTTGCTTCTGCCATAGGGGCTTCCTTTTTGATGGGTTAATCGGTTGATACACTATGAAAACACTATTAAAAATTAATCCCACGCGTGGGGCTAGTGCGTGGGATTTTTTGGGGATTTTTTAAAATTGTTCTTGCTTCATGGCGGCGGCAAGGTCGGATGGCGAATATTTGGACGGCTCGCCAAAGCCGATTACTTCGGCGCACCATTCGGAGCAAAACCATTTATTTGGCGATTGGCGTATTTTCAGACGGCGGAAAACCGACTTGACGGCCAAAACGCCTGACAGGTCGTATTTCTTGCCTTTGGTTTCGCGCCATAGTTTCATCGCGCGGCCGTAGGTCAGATTGGGTTTGGGCAGCTCGACTAAATCCCACTTGTCAGATAGCAGCTCCATGCGCTTGCAACGGACGCCGCCGTCCCGATGGGACGATGTGTAGCAATCAAACTGACCGTCAGGCAGTCGGATGGCGATTTCGCAGTGCGAATATTCGCCGCGCGTCGCTTTGCGGATGGCCCAGTCTGTCACGCGGTAGATGATGTCTTTGGGCGATTTGATTTGTTTGCGGCCTTTGTACAACGCTAAATAAATTTTGCTCATTAGACGGCCTCCGGCAGCTTAAACTCGATTTTGATTTTGTCTAAGGCTGATTTGGTTTTGGCGGCTTCGATTTGGTCTTGTATTGCTTGGCGTTGACCGGCAACGATGGCAGACAAGGCGGAATACGCTAGGGATTTTTTTAAAGCGGCCGCTTTGAGCTTGTCTTTGTCCAAGCCTCGCGCGGCTGCAATGCCGTCTAGGATTGGTGTCGCGGCTGATTTATCGGCAGCCCACGCCTGCGCCTCGGTTGACTGGAGCGGCCATGTCGCTAACTCGAAATCGGGGACTTGACTCGCTCCGGAGTGGGCGTCAACAAAGTTTTGGGCGGCGGCGTTGAGTTTTGTCAGCAGAGCGGCTTTTAAATCTGCCAAATTTGCCGTTTCCAATGGGGTCAGGCTGACGCCGTCAGGCAGACTGCCGATTTCTTTCCATACTTTCTCGCCGTCTTTTGTAAAGACGACTTCGCCGCGATAATCGGGGAGAATTTCCCAGCTTTTGCCCGTCCATCGTGCCGCTTGATTTTCTTGCAGCGGCGGCACTTCGGCTTCGATACTTTGACGGCCGTCGTCAAAATATTGCTCTTCCACAAAAATGCCGTCTGAATCAATTACGCATCTTGTCATTTTTTAATTCCTTGTTTTCGTTTTCTAATTTCTCGACTTTGTCGGCCAGCTCTTGGATGGCTTTTGTCAAAACCGGGATAAAGGTCTCATATTCGATGGTGTAGGTGTCGTTCTTAATATTGACCATCGGCAGGCGGCCGTATTCTTGCTCCAGCTCGGCGATGTCCTGGGCAATAAACCAATGCTGCTGACGGTCTTCTTTGTGTCGTCCGTCTTTGGTTGGGTTTTTCCACCATGCGCGCACTTTGGCGGCGCGCTCTTCTTCGGGTAGGTCTTGGAAAAGCTCGTCAACATAAGCATCACGGCGGTCGTAGTAGCCTGTGACCGGCTTTAATTTCATGACAAATTTCAGGCCGTCTGAAAGCGGTTTGATGTCTGTTTTGTCGCGGCCGTCAGAGCGTATGTTGACAGCGGTCGGGGCGTATAGGGTTTGCCCGGTTGTGCCGATTTGGATTTCATTGTCGCCGTTGATTCGCGCGCCGTAGCCGATAGCGATGGAGTTTGTGATTTTGTTTTTTAAAATATCGCCTTGAACATTTCGATATCCGGCACTATCGCCGATGGCAACGCATTTCTCACTACTCGCTGTCGGCATCGTCCAATACCCGATGGCGGTCGTTGATATATGACCACCAGTCCGCAATGATGATGCCCCAATGGCGGTTGATTTTTGATAATTTTCTCCCGATAACGCAGCATCTGCGCCGATGATGGTCGAATAACCTGCGGTGACTGCCTTATTCATGGCGTTCGTGCCGATGACTGTCAGCTCTTCGTTTAGGGTTGCTGATGAGGTATCAGAAAAAACGAACTTCAGCTCGGCAGAGCCGGAGGTGGTCAGCTCTTTTGAGCTGCGAATTGTCAGAGTATTGCCGCCAACCGATACTACTTTCACGGGTATAACGTCGTTTTGTAAGGTTTGCGCCGCTCCTGATGTCAGGCGAATGCCTACCCAATAGTTAACCTTAGCCCCACGAATATTATTAAATGTCAAGGTAATAGTATCCGCCGATTGTGTGTAACTGCCTGTTTCTGTTCCTGTCCAGACAACATTTCCGCCGTTTGGGGCGCGGTTTTGTTCGAGGCTTTCCATTGCGTTCGCGCCGATGACTGTCACTTTCTCGGCGGTTTTCATATTTCTTGCCGCGTTGCCGCCGATTGCGGTTTGAGCGGCGCGGCCTTGATATGTTTGCAAGACGGCCTCGCCGATTGCGATTGTTTTCGATGTTGGAGACGGCCAGAAAACTTCGATGTCGCCAGTCAAACCGACTGGGGCCGTCCCTGCCAGCGCGCCTGCGCCCAGTGCAATATTTGATGAGCCCTCGCCCAAGCCTTGCCCGGCGTTGCGGCCGATGGAAACATTGGCAAAACCGCTTGTGATTCCTCGCCCGGCATTGCCGCCGATGCCGATGTTTCGCGTGCCTGCCATTTTTGACTGGTCATACCATTCTGTCTCGGCTTGCACGTTGATCAGGCTGTCTGCGCCGATGGCGATGTTGTCTCGGCTGATACGCGAAAAGCCCTGCGCG